TAGCCCTCTAAAGTATATCTTATTACCTGATATCTATTGGTTATATCTGTCTTGTTAACTAAGAAGTCGTTACTTAAGCCTAGTATATCAATCTTCTCTGTCATCTCAGGAATAATAGAAGTACTCGCTGAGGTCATTGTATATCTAGTGAATAGTATATTGTGGTTATTCTCATAACTTAACAGCAATAGAAAAGAGGCTACACTAAAAGACTTAGAGCTACCTCTACCACCTGTTATGATATAGTACCTTGAGTAGTCGTTAAACAAAGGTCTATACTTAGGGCTTAATTTTATTAAAGGGTTTTCAATCATATCTATTCGTCATCAAAACCTATAAGGCCTCTTAGTCTAATATTGTGGTCTACTGTAGCCGTTGTGTTGAGGTCTATCTCTTGCTTAGGGAGTCCCGCTCTGTACTTTAAGAATAACTCTATAGCTCTTTGGTCTCCTGATTCAATGCGTTCTAATAGCTTCTGTATTACTACATCTATGTCTATATTTTCGTCAAGGATTTGTCTTATATTTATTACCTCTCCGTTAGTTGGTCTACCACTATTCGGTCTTACGCCTCCCCAATTATCTGAGCCTTGAGCTCCGTCTTGTTTGCTTTTACCTGCCATCTTGGTTTATCTTGGTTTTTTACTCTTTATTTAAAAACAGCCTAATTAACAGGGCGTTATCAACTTAGCCATAAACTCAGGTAGTACATAACTATACTTTGTTATCTTAGCGTTTCTACTGAAGTCCGTCGTCATAGGGCACGTAAAAGCTCTTACAGTCATATTAACGATAGTTTCTATATTCTTAGATATGTTATATACCCATACGCCTTTGTCGTCTGTTACAACGTATAAAAAGTCTTTGCCTTTAATCTGTGCCTTTTGATAGTTAACAAATAGCTTAGAGGCTTCTAGGAGCTTCTCAGAGTAGTATACTCTCCTGTTTTTTATCTCTACGATATAGTTGTTATCTTCTGCGTCATAACTACTGAAACCCCCTGAGCATAATCTCAAAGTAGTCTCAGCTCTGTTATTCAATACACCTATTGTACTTTGTTCTGTCATATTCCAAATATCTTTAATTTAGCCTCTAAGTCCTTAACTTTAGCGTCTGCTATCTCAAGTGCCTCTTCAGCTTTTCGTGCTCTTAGGACAGCTCTATTGCGTCCCTCTCGTGCTTCTGAGATTAATCTATTAAACCCATAGTCTCTAAGCTCTAGGTTATTGGTGTATACAAGCGTTCTTAAAAAAGCTGAGTACATAGCCCCTAGCTCTTTATTGTCAGGCTTAGCTTCTAGCCATTTAATTAGCACATCACATATTAAGTTTTGGTCAGCTCCTTTTTGCAGAAACTCAATTGAAGGGTTCGTCATCATAATCTTCGTCTATTATCTCAGCTCTTACTGAGCAGTTAAATTGCTTATCTGTATTGTTATAGTCTTTTAGTGCATCTCTTATGCCTATGGCAGCTGAGAAGTCATTCAACTCGGCTGCCTCTTGTTCTGCTACTAATACTCTGTCTTCGGTTACTCCTAGGCTTAAAGCGTATAGAGCCCCTACGTAATTAAAGTGTATTATCTCTTTGTCTGTCATCATAGTGTCCCCTCCTTGTGATATTGTGATAAGTCTATTAGTTCGTCAACAAAAAATGCTTTGTATATTGCTATAGCTGCATCTAATTTTATCTTACCTGTCTCTAGCGTTTGCTGTGAGGCTTTGAATACTCCTATGTCTGTTGTAGTTTTATCTATTACTAACCAATAGAAATCAGGTACATTATATAGCTGAGTATATAGGTAAGCCTGTAGGTCATAGTCATATTTGGATATAGTAAATTTAAACTGATTAACTACGTCTCCATTCTTTAGCTCTACGTCTTTCAATCCGTCGTTAGTTGTTTTAACGTCTGCTACGTATTCTCCCTCTTTGAATATATCTGCCTTACCTCTTACTGCTAATCCGTCTACTTCTACTAGAGCAGGCTCTTCTGTCTTAGCTCCTTTCATAAAAGATACACAGGCGTCGTTCTGTAAGAAGGCCGCAGCTATTCTAGAGGCCATATACTTTTCTTTAAGCGTATAGGTGCTCTCAGCTCCGTTCTGCTCTTTAGCTAGTTTCCACTTAGTAGTGTTTTTACTAGATGTATCTACAAAGGTAAATTGTCCGTACTTCTCAGGCTCTAGTATCTCAGTATGTACTAACTTGCCATCTCTCAGGGCTTGTGTCTCTGTCATTCCTTTACGCTTCATATGAGCGAACCACTTCGGAGACTTCAACAGCCACTTCATTGTAGAGTAGCTTAACACTCTGTCTAGGTTTAAATGTTTATAGTAATATTCGTCATTATACATATTGTCTAGGGCCTCTGTAAGCTCTAGTTGTTCGTGGTTTAATAGTGTTACTTTCATATCTATTGTAATTGGTTGTTAAATAAGTCTAACTCTTCTAGTGACGTGTTGAGGTCAGCTTCTATATCTAGAAATCTGTCGCAGTTTAAATAATCGTCTTGGGTGTCTATTGCGTTGTAAATGTTTGTGTAGTTCATCTTAGTTTTTGTTTAGGTATAATGATAAATTTTGTTCTGCCTGTTCTAATACGTTACAAGCATCTAGGCTTAGTTGGTCGTTCTCTTCGGTTTGGTCTTCATAGTAATTAGCTGAAAGTATTCTAGCTTCTACCTGAGCGATGTTTCTTAATAGTTGTAATGTGATTAATTTGTTCATAGTTATAGTATTTAGTGATTAATGTTTTTGTAAAGGTAATTATGATTATTGGTTAAAAAAAGCTTTTTGCTAATTATTTTTAAATTAATTTCTTATTGACTGATTACTAGATACTTGCATAGCTAAATATTTTACCATCTGTGGATAGTCCACCCTCTTCGTGCATTGCTAACCTCTTAAATTCTCTCTTAGCCTTTAAGTCTGCCTCTCTTTGTGCTTCGTCTCTCTTTAGTATAGCCTTCTCTATGTTTACAAAAGACTTTAATTGGTTGTCTATAAAGTACTGTATTCTTATTTCAGGTAGTCCTGTAAGTAATTCGTTAATAGTGTCATCTGAGGTTAATCTAGATAGTTTAGCTCTTAGTTCTGCGTTCTGCTTTATTAGATTAGCGTTACGCATCTCATAAGCCTCTAGGAGCGTCTCTGTTGCATTTTCACACTCTTTTATATCTAAGTTACCTATAACGTCTCTTACTGCGTTGTATTTAGCTCTAAAGGCTGAATCATATTGCACGTCCTGTTCGAACTTCTTAAGTGAGTGCATTACTGTAGCGTGGTCTCTCTTCAGAAACCTACCTATTGCCTGTAGTGTTTGTTTGTTATCTCTAGCGAATTTATAAAATATCATTCTAGCTTGTACATACTCTACCTGTCTAGTCCTTAGTACTACGTCACAGCTAGTGACTGCTTCTACAGCTTCTCTAATTACCTGTAGCATCTTTGTATCTGTCTTTTGTTTTGGCTTCATATTATTGTAAGTCTTCTTTAGTTGGTGTCTCAAAGTGTATCTCAGCGTCTGCAGGGTAGTCTTGTAAGATTGCCTCACAGGCTTTGTCTTGTGATAGGTCTGAGACCATTGTGTTAATTAAATATCTGTTGTTATTTACTACTAGTATTGTGTACATATTGTTTAATTTAAGGGGGCGTTAACCCCCGTTAGTTATTATTATTTGTATAGTCCTGACGTGAAGGTAAAAGCGTTAAACATTTGATTAAGTGCCTTAGCCTTGTTTACTGTAGATACCTCTATTTCTAGTCTACCACCCCAAGGAGATTTTTTTACTTCTGCGTTAAGCGTTGGAAATTTAGCGTTTAATTCGTTTGCTTTGTTTGTGTAGTCTTGAGTTGTCATAATATTTGTTTTTGATTATGGTACAAATATACAGACTCTTTTTAGTTAAAAAAAACTTTTTTACAATTATTTTCAAAAAAAAAGCCCTACATCTCTGTAAGGCCTAATTTCACTAGGGTTAATTTTTAAAAAAACTTTTATTCACACTCGTAATAAGTGCATTGAGTAATAGTACCACCCCAAGAATAAGTTACCTGATAGCAATCTTCACACAAATAAGGCTCAGGCTCACAAGATGTAAAAAATACAGCTCCTAAAGCTATTACGCATATTACTACTAGTCTCAGTATTACTGACCACGCTCTCTCTTCTTTGTTTATTTGATTCATATTATTTAGTTTTAATGGTTATTAGTTAAATGTCTTTCTAGAGCTGCTAAAGCCCTCCAAGCTACTTTAGCTAGGTGTAGTTGTCCGTCTTCGTCTAACGGGTTAATACTATGGTCTATAAGGTGTCTAGTCAATGCGTCTAGCTCATCTTTTGACTTCTCCATATCCCAATGTAATGGGGTGTTAGGATGGTGTTGGTCATTCCCTGCTTGTGAACACTTAGATACTTCTTTGAGTGCATTAGGGAAATACTTTAATACTCCTGAAAATACAGGGGTTGCTTTACGTTCTTTTGCTGTGTCCTGATTACCGAATGGTGGATTGTCTACCATCTCAGCAACGTCATTTGATACGCTTTGGTAAAATCGTTTACAGCTCCCTGTATTGTCTCCGTCGCAGCTACAGTTTAGGCATTGTAAATTATTATCTGTCATATTTTTTTGTGTTATAGTTTGAATTCTTACCATTATAACCTAGGTAGTCGTGCATAAAACGCTCTACATCTAAGGCTTCTTTTTTTGTGTCAAAAGTAGATATTACTTCATATCCTTTAGTTATCCTACTAGACTCTGTCCTGTGTTTTTTCATTCTCATTTCAGGTCTACAAGTGACTCCTATGTAATGCTCTTCAGGTAGATAGTATAGCGTATAAAAGTTATCTTTTAAGGCTTGGTTTTCAAGCCTCTTTTTTTCTCTTATGGCTTCCTTGTTTTCCTGTCTCCATCTCTTATTGAGAGCCGCTAACTTCTCTTTATTGGCGGCTCTGTATCTCTTAGCGTCTTGTGGGTCTTTGTACGGCATTATAATACCATAAGTTCGTTAATACTAGTTTTACCTCCTAAGATGACCGCGCAACCAATAGCAGGTTTTTTCCCTGCCTTAGAATAAGCAAAGGCGTATTTGTCGTGGTCTATACCACAGCCCACTTGGCAGCCAAATATCCTAGTCCTAGCACCTACAAAGTATTCACTATATGCTTGAGTATGTAAATGACCCTGAACAGTGCTACGCATATCTGCTCTAGCTTTAGTCTTCGCTGTCCCTGCTTCTCCGTGAATATACATTACATCATCAATTTCTACAGACGTAACAAACTTCCAATTAGGTGTATTAAGTACTTCTGAGTACTCTTTTACCCATTGCTTAGGAACTCCACCGCTTTGAGCCTTACGCATTATGATTCTGTCGTGATTACCTACAGTAACGTGAGCGTCAGGCCACCTTTGATACCATCTAGCAAGCCTGTCTATAGCTAGTTGTAGCTCTTCTCCACCTCCCATACCATTCGCGTCTGTCTCGTGATATGAACTATAATGGTTATCTATTACGTCTCCAATAAATACTACCTGATTGCAGTTGTATCTTTCATAGACCTCTATACAGTGGTCAAAATACCCGTCTAGGTCGAAGGGTGCGTGTAAATCGCCTATAACTAATACTCTAGATTCTTTGTTATTAAAGAACTCAAAAGAGGCTAATTTTGCTCCTTGTAGTCTTGGTCTAACGTCTTTTTGTTTATTTTTCTTTTTACTCATAATTAGGATTTTTTATATTGTTAATGGCCGTAGTTAATTTTAGGCTTCTTAGCCTTCTCTATTTCTTTTGCTTCGATAATGTTCGCCACGTGGAGCAGCTCAGAGGCTAACCTCTTATACTGCTCGGGCTCTTCTTCGTCTTTGCCTACACTATGTAACCATTGTAGCTTTGTAGCTAGTTGGTCAGCTAAATTCGTTAGCGTGGCTATATTCATCTTTCGTAGCTTGTTACTCGTTAGCTCTGTCATATATCTTTTGTAATTCGTTAATCATTCCTAAGATACAAGGGCCACAGTTGGAAACTTTACGCTTAGATTTAAACACGTGATTGTAAATTTCTATAAGTCTCTTTTGCTGTGGTGCGTTAACACTACTAGGCCTCTTAGGCTCAAAGAACGCTTTTAGGTAATCAAATTGGTCTGTAAGTAAGTCATTTAATTTTCTGTTAGGAAACAAGTCGTTAAGCTTCTCAGCTCGTGCACTACAGCCGCAGTCGTCTACTAAGGCTTCTACTACTGACTTAATACCTGTAACCTCCGTAAACTGCGTTACAATGTCTCCTAGTCCTTCTTTACCTGCTTCTCCTAGAATGTCTAGTACTACAGCCTTTTTAATTCTAAGCTTCTGAGCTATCTTACCTGCCTTGAAACCTTCTGAATGTAATTCAAATACTTTTTCGTTAATATCCATTTTTTAAGGGTTTAATTATTAATACTGCGAATATATGTAAAACAATTAACATACACAAGCTTTTTACTCATTTTCTTTTATGTAGTCTTCTAACTTGCAACTATCACATTGATTATCGCAAGGCTCAAACTTATCATAAATGCGATTCCAACAGGTAAACTCTTTAGATTCTGTCATAATCTCCATTTATATAGTCTTGGTAATCTTC